CATTGAACCCCTCGTTTGTGCCAGCAAAAAACTGGGATGCTTGCGATATGTTGATGTCGTTGTAAACATAGGAGCGCAACGTGCAGGGCAGCGTTTCAACGCGACCGGAGTACATGTAGAACTTGTCCACGCCCATCCAGTAAGTGATGTTGTTGGCCGTAGCCACCGCGTTCTGACTAGCAATAGATAGGTTGTCGGCAAGAAGCTGAAAACCCCAGACAAACGGAGCGCCCAGATACTGCATGGAATAAATCGCGGAGTCTGTCCAGACCAAAATCTCCTGCCGAGCCTGCATGGCGGTTACGATCTGCGAACCGTGGCTAAGTTGGTAGCTACCCGCTTGATTGGTAATAGCCGGTGTCCACTGCGTGTAATCTTCTTGATCTGACCAGCGTATCAACATTGGGTTTTGTACGGCGGAACCGTAGTCGTTTACACCAAAACCAATGACAAAACGTGAGGCGTCCGACACCATAACTACGTTGCAAAAGTCTGGGGTGTCCCCCGTAGTCAGCAGAGTACCCCGGTCGAAAATGTTTGGGTTGGCGTTAACCTCCCACAAATACAGCCCACCACCTCGAGGGTTAAAAATTAAGTCCTCGCCATAGTTAGACTGACTCCACAATCGAAGCTGAGTGCCAAAGCCAACACCAGCGGGGGCGGGCGAACCCCAACCCGTGCTTGAATACCCAGTGGTAATACCACCCCAGCCGCCAGCGCCCCACCCCACGCTGACTGTAGAAAGAGCAGAGCCAGTTGTAATTTGGTACGTACCAACGGTAGAACTGCCGCCATTCCCAGAATCAGAAGCGTTTGCCGCAACGGCGGAAGTGATTGTGTAGACGTTGTTGCTGGTAACTGAAACAACTTGATACTCTTTATTGAGCACGGTAGCGGTGATTGCCCCGCCAAGGCTGACTGCGCCACTGTATGTAACAAAGTCCCCGGCCTGCGCTCCGTGCGCGGCATCGGTAACTGTCAGGGTGGTCGAGCCGTTGGTGGCCGCAAAGGTTACATCGCCAGCAGCAGTCGTGCTGCGGATAGGTGTGATGTCGTAGAAAGTGCCGCCGGTACTATTCTGAATATAAAACTTGAGGTTCGTACCAACGCCTAGCAGGTTGTAGCTAGACAGCGTGACCCAATTCCACAGAGAACGGCAAACGCCCCAGAACGAACCGGCAGGCGGTGTCAGCGCAGAATTAGTTGTGCCAGTGTCGGCAACCCAGCCGCCAATCTTCTCCGCCGAGCCTGAGCGAAAGCGCACCTTGTCGCTCTCAAACCAACCGCCCTCATTGGCAAGGGTGGTGGACTCTCGGTTTACACCGGGTCGGAACTGGAGTTTTTGTAGAGGCATGTTTCATTTTCCCACGTATCAGGCGAAAGGTCGAGTGCCTGCTTTGTCGATAATAAGCGCCTGCCTGCGCGGGGTTCCGTCTGGTGTGTTTGTCACGCTGATATGCGTCCAAGCATCAAACTCACGAATGATTTGGTCAAACGGCAAACCCGCAGCAATCACCGCACGCACCACTTGGTCTGGCGTCATGCCGGGAACACGGAAGTCACAAGCGGCCCCGATCCTATGTTGGCTGGAGTCTTTTGAACCAACCGAATCATTGACCTGTTTAGACCGGAACCCAGAGTTAATCATAATCGGTTTGCCACCTAGCGCCGTTTTTACCTGCTCCAAGAACTCGGCCAGCCGCTGTAGGTTGGCGGTTTCGGCTTCGTTCGGCGTGTTGTCAAACTGGCGATGGCTTGTAGCGGTCAGTTCCGCAAGGGTGAAGTGTGGTGTCATTTGATTGCTGGAGCCTTAGAAAGAAGGTCTGTCTTGGCCTGTGAGCCAGCAGAGGAGCCAAAATAATAAGCAATGATGCCCGTCCACGCGGTGGACAAGCTGCCCAGCATCATCAAGATCGTCGGGTTGTTGCCGTCAACCTTGCCGAACAGCATCATGCCCAAAATGCCAAAGAACCCAATTGTGATGATTGCGGCCAAGGCCGGGGGAACAATTGACCTCGTGGCGGCTTGCATGTCACGCGCAGATTTTCTGTCTTCTACAGACAGCTTTTCAAAGTTGAGACCAAGCTCCTGCGCTTGTTTCTGCAACTCGATCTCGGCCATTTTGACTTGAGCAATCTGCTCTGCTGACAGTTTGTTGCTGGAGATCAGGTCGCCCACCTTGTCTGGGTCTACGCCGATTGCTTTTGAAATAGCCGAGACAGCCATCCCTGCCAGTGGGCCCCCCATAGCGGTTGCGATTGTCGGTGCAATTTGTTTAAGCCAATCCATTACTGTTTACTCCTAGAAAGCATGCTTGCCGCGATCTGCAACATCGCACGGGTCTTCTCTAAATTGTCAGGCGGTGATGCCCACCCGACTGTGATTTGTCCAACGAACCTGCCCGGTTCCGGCGGGACACTGATACGACATGTATAGCCCACGCCCTTCTCGATGTACCAAATACCCATCTCTGACTGTGCGCTGGTGTACTCGCCGCACGGGATTTCGCTTGCCATGAGTTTCACCACATCGGCGTTGTTGGCTGCGTTCTGTGTAAACAGCCCAACGTCCAGCCCGTCATTCGTTTTGTCTCGACCTTCTCTGGTATACGCTCTGTGCAGGATACGCGTGCCAAACATGCTGTTGACTTTAAACACCGCAACAATAACAGCACCGGACTGTTTAAACAAATGGGCAGCGGCGTCTTCTACGCGGTCTTCGGCAATGGACGGAATCTTCTTAGACTCTTTGTACGCACCAATCAGAAGCTCTTGGTTTGTATATACAAAATACCCTGCAAATGTCAGGACGGCCATGAGCACCATCGCAAAGAGACGGAACGGGCTGCTGACATACGCCAGCACCTTGTCAACTAGGTTTAAACGCTCGTCGCTCATCTTTGCTGCTCAAGGATGCCAATGGTGAAATACAAGATCACCCCGACCAAGCTGAAGAAGATAACCGCCAGCAAGGCCAACTCAACAACCTCATCCATCTCTTGCTTGCGCTTGGCCGCAGCTTCTTTTTCTCTGCGAGCGTCATGGGCGGACTCTACATCCATTGCTGCTGCTCTGGACTTAATTTTGTTCCAGACATCAACTTTGCCTGCCTGCATAAACAGGAGTTGCAACTCATCCTCAAACCGTCTGGCCTGATCCAGCGCCATCTCAATCTGGATAGCAGTTCCCATCGAAGACTTGGACTTCTTGGCCTGAACAACAGCCTTGGTAGCCGTGCTTTTCGCATCAAAGTACTTGCCCAGTACAGGGCCGAGGGAGCTTACATCGTCAACAGTCTTGCTGACTTTCTTGATGAGCGCAACCGCTGCCTGTATACCTGCTAGCGCCGTTAGTGGATCAATCACTTTCGTTCTCCGCTACTTTCTTGGGTTCAGGCCTGCCTTTTTCACGCCACTTCAAGCACCAGACATCTTTGCGGTCTGAAGACCACGACCACCTCACACACTCAAATACGGGCGCAGGGGCTTGTGCCGTTGGAGGTGGCGGTGGTAGGGAGTCCACAATTTACACAGTCCGTTTCCACATATACACAGTGATAAATGGCTGGTAGTTGGCGTTTGTGCCGCTTGTGCCAGCGCTAGCAGTGGTGAACGTGTGAACGTGTGTAGAAACAGCGTCCAGATCAGCAATACCAGTTGTATTAGCAAAATCAGAAACACCCCTGTGAGTTGCTGTAGCGCCAGTACCAAAATGAGCTATCGCAGTATTACCGCCAGCGGTGTGATTGTGCGCCCCACCTCCATCTGTTGTGCCTGTGTGCGTGTGGCTTGGCAGCGTAGCATCCGCAGTTCCGCCAGTCTCTTCAGCCGTGTCAAATAGCACATTGCCTGCATCAAAACCAACAGGTACCCGTCCTGCGCCAAAAGACGTCCAAGTGCCAAAACCAAACAATGTGCCGGGATTTGTTGCGTTTGTAGCGTTAATGTAGATAGAACCGACTGGGTGTAGAGCCTGAAGCGCTGCCTGAACAAACGCCGTGGTTGCCAGTTGAGTATTGGATGTGCCAAACGTCTCGGTGTTACTTGTGCAGTTGTCTAACGCGCCCGAAGTGGGGGTTCCAAGAATAGGCGTTACCAGCGTGGGGCTTGTGCTCAGGACGGTATTGCCTGTGCCGGTAGAAGTGGTTACGCCCGTGCCGCCGTTGACAACTGCCAGAACCCCGGTCAAGTTAGCCGCCTCAGTGGTGAAGAAATTTGTGCCGTCACTGAACACCAAGAGCTTCTTGCCTGCCGGGACAGCGATACCAGTTCCTGCTGCGGTTGTGTTGCCCAGCACCGTGGAGTTGTAGATCGTCGCTGTGTAGGCAGTCGTGTTGTAGATGATGTATGTCTTCTCCTGCGGGGGAGCGTAGACGGCGAAGTTGGCTCCGGTTGTAGTGGACAGCGCAATAACGGCATTTCGCGCTTGGTCAGGCGCACCGTCCAGTGCAGTGAAGGCTTGGTTGGCCGAGGTAACGGACACCGCCACGTACCCAGCAATAGCCGACTCAATGATCGTGCCGAGGTTGGAGTTGGTCGTGGTGTTCCACGTACCGGCTTGTTCGCCAGCGCCAATAAGTTCAATCCGCAACGAGGGGGAGTAGGTGCTTGCCATAGGAGTCCTTTAGTTCGGGGTATTTTCGCAGGTTTACGGCGTACTGTCAGCCGGTAATGGCGTGTTGCCCTCTGCCAGCCACTTGAGATATTCAGCGTAGTCGGTGTTGGCTGGGTCGAAGGGGATGAAGGCGTTATCGGTTGTGCGTTGAACAGCCCTAACATTACCATCATAATTTGGTTTGCATAATTTATACATATTTTATAACTCCGCAGATGCTGTATATTGAGCCGTATAAACTGAGCCAGATGTTAAAGCACTATCTAAGTTTGAAAGACCTGATTCCGCCGAATTATTAATAGAAGCGGTTACAT